AACTTCTTCTGGCTTAAAGCCTCTTTGAATGAACGCAGATATCGGGAGACGATAGTAGACAGCTCCATTTTCCATAATACAATGAAAAAGGATACTACGCCCTGTAAGAGCCGAAAGACCAAAAATAATACAGTCTTCAACTTCTCCATGATGTTTCTTAAGGTCATAAAGATACTCTCTTTTTATTTGTGCGTATTCTACTGGAATGTTTGCGTTTAAGTAAGCCATAATAAATCCTCATTTTATTTCTCCCCAATTTTTTCCACTGTCATAGTCAACTTTGTTGGGAACTTTTAACTCAACCGCTGATTCCATTATCTTAATAATATCCTCAGCTTTCTTATCCGAATCCACAGATATATCAACTTCATCATGGATTTGTATATGTGGTATTATACCATTTTCATACAAAGCCACCATAGATTTTTTTGTCATATCAGCTGCAGATCCTTGTATCAATCTATTCAAAGCTTTATATGTAAATGCTCTCTTCAAAGGTTCGTCATATTCTTTTCTAGCTTGTTCTAGTGGTAATGGTTTATAGACACCAAAGTGTATGGGTTGCCATAAATCAAAATGACATGCTCTACCTAGTAAAGTACGTATCTTACCTCTATCATTGGCTTTATTTGATACATTTTCCATTAGTCTTTTTACAAATGGTGCTTTGATATGGTATTGTTTTATAAGTTTCTCAGCAGATTCTTTCATTAAACCTAGCTCTGCCATCAATTTATTCTTACCCATTCCATACATAAGACCTAAATTAATTGTCTTGGCTTGCTTACGTTCTATACCTGCCATGTCTGCAACAACCTGGTGGAAATCTGCATCACCAGCGTTATACGCATCTACAATATCATCAACACCTGGTAATTGTTGTAACTTTGCATAATGCACAAGTATTCTAGGTTCTTGTTGTGAGTAATCAAAAGTACCCCACTTACAATCAACTTCAGGAATGAATATTGACCTAATTAAGGGGCCTAAATCCTTATGTCTTGCAGGTATCTGCTGTAAATTAGGGTTAGACATACTAAATCTACCAGTCACAGTCCCACCATCATCAGATCTAATTTGATTTATATCTGCATGTATTCTGCCTTTGTGTGAGTGTTTTAATATTGTTTCTATAAATGTTGTGTGTGCTTTGTTTATCTCTCTTGCACTTGCAATCTCTTTTGCAATTTCATGTGGGTGGTTTGCTAAGAAATTTTTTGTAAAACTAGGTTTGTTTGTCTTTGCTGTCCTATCATATGGTAATTTTAAATGATCAAATACTTTTGCAATAGAAGCTGCAGCCCATATCTCTACATCCACATTTGTTATCTTCTTAATATTATGTAGTATAGATTCTTCTTTAGCTACTAGTTTAGCTTTTATGTTATGTGCTTTTTCTATATCTACACGTACACCCTTAAATCTCATATCAACAAGACAAGGAAATAATTTTGTTTCTAGTTTAAATATATCTGTAAGTTCTTGTGCATACAATTCTGTTTGTAATCTTTGCCATAGTTTATATGTAGACTCTGCATCTTGTTCTGCATACTGACCTACATACATAGATGGTAGTTTCCATAAATCTTTCTTTGGATCTATCTGCCATGCTTTTGCTGCTGCTTGTAAAACTTTTTCATCTTTACCTTTACCAACATATTCTTTTGCAAGTGAGTCTAATCTATATGATAATCTGTTTTCATTTATTAATGATGCAGCTATCATAGTATCTACAATCTTACCTGCAATATGCATACCATTTGATCTAAGCCAACACACATCATACATCGCATTGTGAAAAATAAATGTTTTGTTTGGATCTTTAAATAAATCTCTAAGCCAACTGAATACTAATGTTGTATCCATGTTGCCACCATTCTCGTGTCCTATTGGATAATAACCTGACCAACCTTCCACGGCCAGCGCTACACCGGCAATGTGTCCATTACCAACCACGCTCCCCGATCCACTTACAGTTAAGTTTGGATCATACGTTTCAAGGTCAACGGCTATCTCTTTACAATGAGTTAGATCTTTAAGCTCATCAGGCATAACCCATTCTGTTTCAGGTGAGAACAGTGGTGGCTGTGTAGTTCTCATTTTTTACTCTTCTTCCAATTATCGTAACCCTCTTTCCAATCTTCTCCATCATCTTCAAATTTACATTCACCGGCTATCGCCATGTATGCAGCAGCATCAATGTATGTATCTTCAGTTGGATTACCAAACTTTGTTCTTGCAACTTTTAATAAAGCTAACATGACAGCTGCGTCGTGTGCTGTAATTTCTTTATCAAGATATGCTGACCAAAGTTTTCCTATGTTGGCGTGGTTAACTACCTTATCTCCATACGTCTTTGCTCTTGGTCCTGAGATAAGTTCTTTTGCTGTTTGTAATGCTTCTTCTGTTTTCATAATATATAGGCCTTGTTAAAGTCTTTTGGATCTACGATGTGTAACTCTTTCTTCGTCCTTGTTGTTCCAGTATAAAACAATCGATGTAATTCATCGGGATCATTCTGAAATGTTTCAAGTGCTGAATTAGTTAAGTCCTGTAGAATAAGAACTTTATTGGCCTCTCCTCCTTTTGCTCCGTGTATTGTTGACATTATTATTCGAGGATTAACGTTTATCTTCTCACCGTTAGCCCTCATATTCCTTATATAGTTTTCTGTGAAAGTATCAAGTCCTTCAAACGAATCATACCAAACTTTATCCGTCAGCAAACCATATTTTTCTAGACACTCTTTCAATGTATATTTATCTTCAGAATGAAATAGCTTACCTTCTCTAAATCCATCTGCCACATTTGTGCCTAAATATCCGTAGATGTTTTTTACTTCTATATGTGTGAGCTGAGAACCTTTTCTCCATTGTTCCCAATTCTGTAATGCTAGTAGTAATTTTACATCTATTGAATTTTTATTTTTATATTTATAATACCAACCTCTTAACTCACATAAATCTTTTACATCATCTAAAAGATAATTTGCTGTAGCTAAAGCCAACCATTGTCCTTCTGACATATCAACTTGAGTTAGATCTGAATATCTTTTTAAGATACCTTGTTCTGATCTAGGTTTATATTTTTTGTCAAATCTATTACCAACTTTCTTTATTATGTTTTGTGATAATTCATGTATTGGTCCACCTGGTATTCTAAAAGACTCATCTAATACTTTGATAGTATCAACTTCTTTTTTCAAAGATATAAAATGATCTACATCAGCACCAGCCCATTTGAATATAGCTTGATCATCGTCACCTGCTATGTATGTTTTGTCTGTGTCTTTCCACATTTGCCTTACCATGTCCCATTGTAGAGAGGATAAGTCTTGCGCTTCATCTATAAACAATACATCAAAAGATGTTGTAATATCTTTTGTTATGTAATCTAATATTAAGTCTGTAAAATCTTTCTTTTTCTTTTCGTCTTTAAATCTTTTTAGTTCTTCAGATAATAAGTATAGTGTGTTTCTTTCTATATCTAATATGTTTTGTCTAGAGTCATAATATTTTAATAGATCCATTTGTTTAACTCTAGCTGTTTCTATTATTGTTAAGTATTCGTTATCAGAATTAAATGTACCGTCTTCACTAGAATACTTTGCAGTCTTGATAGGTATATTACATTTCTTACCAAACTCTTTGTAGTCGGCAGGAGACATCATCTTCTCTCTAGTCATACCTAGTTTTTGAAATGCAAATGAGTGCAGTGTTCTAAAATTTTCTAGATCTGTATCTTGATCTAATTCAAATTTTTTTGCAGCTCTCTCAGCTGCTTCGTTCGCAGCTTTCCTTGTAAAAGAGAAGTAGCCTATTTGTCTAGGCCGCACTCCTTTTTGTATAAACTCGTCCACCAAATTTAGTAGTGTTGTTGTCTTTCCTGTCCCTGGTGGTCCTAGTATTATTGTTTTCATATTTTTTTATTTTCCTTTCTAATCTTTTTATCTTTGCTTGTGCCATATCAAGTTGTTCTTTCACAATATGCCAGTGATACTTCCAGTTTGTACCTTTCATTAGAAATGTTCCTCCTCATATTTTATTTGTGTTGTGCTTGCTTCTATTTGTTTGAGTGCTTTTATTTTTATAAGTCTTGGTTGTTGTTTTTTAACTCTAACTCTATCCTCTTCAACAAACACATCTAATTGTTTTATTAGATTACCTGTCTTAGTTTTATCTAACTCCCAATTATTACGCTTACAAAAGTTATAAAAGTCTTCCATTCTAAAATATGTAAATTCTCTATCACCATCTGTGTATGG